AAATCGTTTCGATGTTTGGCTATACGATAGCCCTTCTCGTTCTTTGACTTTCAGTATGTGTTGTCTTTGTTTCAGTGGATAGGTCATCGCCACATTATACGACAATTTATAGCACCCAAGCTATAGATGGCCATGGTGCCGGCAAATATTTCAGCCCTTTTATGCGTGGAGGAACCCAAGTACGCTTAACGCGCAAATGCAATCAGATTGCGATTGCAACACCCGGGCGTTACCGCTTTATCTTAAATGGCGTACTGGGCATTGCCTATGTACACCAATTCCGCGCGTCGATGACGCATGAATTTTTACTGGAGAGCCAAACAATGAGTTGCTGCGACGAGTTTCATAAAACGTTACCGCCTAGTGGGCCTGCAGGTGGTGACTTAATGGGTGAATATCCCAATCCCACCGTTGATCCTACTAAGGTTGCTGAACGTATCAGTGAAAACAGTAGCGCACAGAAATTATTGGCCGATGCGCTATGTGAAGCACTCATTCCATGCGTTGAGAAAAAACTGCCTAAACCACCAACGACACTTCCTCCATCAGGAGAAGCCAGCGGTGATTTGCAAGGCAACTATCCTGCACCTACGATTGATCCACAAAAAGCGGTCGAGCGGATTCGTCTGAATGCTGCGGCACTAGAGGCACTAGCAAAGTATTTGTGCGAACCGATGACTCCGTGCATCAAAGCTGCCAATCCTTTTGATGCAGACAAGATTGCAGGCATATTTAAACGCTGTGATGGCAGCCCACACATTCCTAACAACACTTTGCCAACCTGTGGTGAAGTTGACAGCAAAATTGCCCAAGCGATCAGCAGTATCCCCGCCGATAAATTTTTAGAGATAGTTGGCTACGATACTAAAACCCATACGCTGTCCTTCACGCTGGCCAATGACAAAAAAACCTATATGGTCGATCTGAGTGATTTACTACCTGTTGTTGTTGCAAAAGGATTGCAAGGTAACGGTACAGCTTTGGCACCGCTGACAGTACAAGTTAAACCCAATGGGGGATTACAAGTAGACGAAACAGGACTAGCCGTGTCGTTTACGCTGCCAGCGATTAAAACAGGTAATAAAACTCAGATAGAGGTAAGCGACTGTCATAAAACAGGTATCGCGCTAGGCCAGGATGCCAAAGCAACCGGTGAAAGTGCGCTGGCAATGGGGATAGGTGCGGTGTCTGAAACGGATAGCGCAATTGCGCTTGGTAAAAATGCCAAGGTGAGCACCAATAGCTATAAGCTTAATAATGGGATTGCCATTGGGTATGGCGCTACGGTGTATTCCGATGGTATTGCTATCGGCACAGGGTCTGTTGCTTATCGAGGCATCGCAATTTTAGGTCGTATTGATCAGGGTGAAGATGGCAGCATAGGTTCAGGTGCCATTGCAATAGGCGGCACAGCCATAGGACAAAATGCGATTGCGATAGGTTCACAGTCATCCTCGGTCAATTCTTTCGCGATAGGTGCTAATGCCATCGCTAAAAATGGGGGGCTAGCTCTAGGAGAACAAACAAATTCTCCTGTTCGAGGCGTTGCGCTAGGCCCTTATTGTAAAAATCAAGGTGATTTAGGTAATGCGATAGGTTATAAAAGTGTTGTCTCAGATATGGCCATACAGTCTGTCGCATTAGGTACTTACTCAGCGGTTACTCGTGCCAATGCCGTATCTTTTGGCTATACCCGAAAAGATGCCCGCCTCATCACTGTCGTCAATATTCCTGCTGAATTATTTAGGCAAGTGACCTGCGTCGCCAAAGGAGAATATCAGCACGATGCGATTAATGGTGAACAATTCAATGTACTTGCAAAGGCAATTAACCAACTTGGCCAAAGTGTAAGCGGATTTAAACCGATTGATTTATTACCGCTGGAGCCTCAATAGTGAAAGTACCCAATCCACGACAACGTGAAGCTATTCAGGCATTACAAAAACATTATGAGCAATGGGAGCAATTATTGATATGGCTACAAGGTATCGTGCAACAAGTGCAGCAAGATTGCTCACGTGCAGACAATGAGATTGATATTCGGCGTTTACAAGGACAGGCGCATTTAGCAAACCGTGTGCTGGAAATGTTAACGCCTAAGCCAGATTGATTTTTTTACTGATTTTAAAAAGCCACCGACCTAGAGTCGGTTTTTTTATGCCCGCGATTTGGTTCAGCTTCTCTGGCTCAGTCCCTCGCGGTTTTTTGTGACTTCCGCCTAGCGGTTCACATGGAGAAATAAACATGGGTATTCCAAGAGAGTTACAAGCACGATTAGAGAGTTATGGTATTCAAGCGGATGGAAGCGCATCAACTCAAGAGGCAGAGACAGTTAGCTTAACTGGTGAAACAGCGCAAGCGGAACCTTCAGCCAAGATGCAAGAGGATCAAACACTTTCTACCGAAGAACTTGCCTCAGAAGATGCTGCAATTGCAGGTGTTTCTGATTCCACTTTATCGGTAGAGGATGCACAGACCTCAGCGCCTTCTGATGCTCAAGATGCCAACTACAAACGTATGGAGGGTCGCTATAAAGCCCAAGTCAAGCGTTTAGAGGAGCAACTTGCTGATCTTAAAGATCAAGCACGGGGTGCTTCTGGACTGGTGGATATGTTAGCGGCAACACGTGAAGAGTTAGCCACGCTGCGTGCACAAAAAGAGCCTACTCCTCAGCCAACAGTTCCAGAAGTACCGGAGTTAACGGCAGAAGAGTTGGAAATGTTTGGCGATTTTGCACCCGTGGCCGATAAGCTGATTGCTAAAGCAACTGCGCCGCTACTCAAAGAAATTGCTGAGTTAAAAACACGCACCGGTGAAGTCGATGAACGTATCGGCAAAACCTCTGAAGCCATGTTCATCAGTAACGTGCGTGCAAAAGTAGCCAATTTTGACCAGGCGATTACACATCCAGAATGGCAAGCTTACCTGAATCGGCCTGTGCCTTTCACAAGCTTAAAACTGGGTGAAGCGTTGGGTCAAGCGCACCATGCACGTGATTTAGACCGGGTTGCTGAAATCTTTAATGCGTTTACCCAGCAACAACTTCAGCCCTCTAGCGCTGTTACTTCTATGCCCACCCAGGTTGTTAACCCATCAATGCAACCGACTCAAGGTGCTGCCCCAAAAAATAATTTGGCGCAGTTTGCTACCCCAGACCGAACCGCTGTGAATCCAACGGGGAAAGCCTTACCCCGTTATCGTGAAAGTGATTATTCCGCAAAACTCCATGAGTTACGTGCAGGAAGAATCACTAAAGAGCAATTCCAGCAGTTTGATAAAGATTTTTTTGAGGCCAAAAGGCAAGGTCTTGTTGCTTAAAGGAAAATAAAATGGCCATTACTGCTTCTGCTGGTTATAGCCAGTATGCGGATACGCTCATTACCCCACAGTTTGGTGATCGTTTGATCGCACGTGGATACTGTTCATTTGTGGTTGGAGATATTACCAACACCGATTACACCGGTGAGCTTAAAAAACGGGGCGATCAAATTACTTATTTTCTTGAACCAGAGGTGGCCATTCACGAGTATCAGAAGGGGCAAGCACTCGATACACAAGAGCTAGAAAGTGAATCTATTACGATGGTGATTGATCGTGCTAAGTATTACAACGTCAATCTTGATCGCATCGATGAAAAGCAAATCGCCTTTACTGATAAATGGGTCGATTCTTTTCTAAAGCGTGCATCAGACAATATGAAGCGCAAGATTGATCCAGAGGTTTTGATGCGTATGGCATTAGAAACGCACCCCACCAACAAAGGTATGCGTGCAGGCAAAGTGTCCGGCTCTTATGAACTTGGGGAAATAGGTAACCCAGTGCCAATTACCGCAGCCAATGTGATTGAAATATTGACACGTTTGCGCGTGGTATTGCGAGAAGCAGATCGTTGGGAGGATGGCAATATGTTTATTGTCCTGCCAGAGGTATCGACTACTGCATTAATGGCATCAGATTTAAAAGCCGCTTATTTAACAGGGATGTCGCAAAGTCCTATTCTGAATGGCAAATTCCCCATTCAACTGATGGGCTTTGATGTGTACTTTAGTAATAACGTACCCCAAGTACCCGATCTGGCGACGAATACGACAGCCCATTGGGTTGTTGCTGGAAATAAAAAAGCGACAGGCTTTGCACAACAGTTAGAAGACCACGAAATTATCACGATGGAAAAATCCTTTGGCAAATACTACCGTGGATTATGGGTATATGGACATAAACCATTTCTGCGGGATGCATTAGCAACCCTGTACTGCCGTTTCTAAATTCCAATTCCATTTCATTTGCATAGTTTTGTCGGCTGCGCTGCGCGTCTCCTCGCCTACCTAATAGGTATGTCTCGTCGTTGCTCACTTGCCTTCGCACTCTGCTTCTGAAATGAAATCGGAATACCTTGTAAATTTATTTTAAGGAGTAATAAGATGGCTTATCACAAGCTTTATCATGGGGGACGTGATGTCCATAATCCTAACCAAGAAATGTATCCTGCAGCAAATCTATCAGCGGGACAGCAATTAGCGCAAGCTGCGAGCAAAGAACCGATTGCCTTTGGTAATACTCGCTTGTTCGATTTTTCTCAACAGGATGAGCGTCGCCAAGCAGGTTTACAGCAGTACCTTGAACGGCTCAGTAGTAGTGGTACGCCTTTGGCTCAAGGTGACATCATTGGCGCATCCGTCATTAGCAGTATGTCTTTATTGATTGGGTATGCTTGGGCTGTCGAAAAACCTGAACCTGGCGTGGCCTTCAATCTGAAATTACATTTTTCGGGTACCACGTTGGAATCCGTAAATGCGGGTGCTGTGGGGTCAAATGCTAATTTTTTCTCCCGCCCCTTATGGTTGCCTAATAGTGAGATTCTTAATATTGAGTTGACCTCTTTTCCACCGAATGGGGTCAATGATCTGCGCTTTTGGGTAACACCGATATTTTTTACACCCAAAGTTGGCAACTAACTTCTATGATCGTAGAACCACGCCGTGCAAATGCACGGCTTTTTTTATGGGGAAATGAAGATGGCAAAACAATTCGCCTACCGTGATACAAGTGGTTTTATTTATCCAGCACATCCTAGCTTGCTGTTACAGCCAGGTCTCGTACCAGGTAATTTCGATACGGAGTCACGAAAATTTACTCCAACAGGTAATCCTCAAGAACAAGTTGGCACGATCATCACAGATGCCAATACAGGAAAAAATAGCGAAACCGTCCTTTCTGGTCTGAAAGAAGATAAAGGTGCAGATACAGCTCCCTTAACAAATGGCGTTGTCTTTACGCAATTATCAGATCCTGTTGAAGAAGAAGCTAGTCTCGGTGATACATCATCAGATAGTGAGGATACAGTCGTTAAAAACGCTCGTCGTGTACGTAAAGTTAAATAATGATTCGCGTTGCCGATTTAATCATAGAGGTTGCGCAACTTCTCAATGATGCTGAGGCTGGTTATGAGCATACCCGCTGGCCAAAAGAAGAGCTGCTTGAGTATGGTGTAGATGCGATTACCCAGATTGCAATGCTACGTCCAGAAAGTGTGGCAAAAACAGAGACGGTAGCATTACAGCCTGGTACTAAACAAGCCTTACCCGATGGTGCGATTCGCTTTTATCGCATTGAAGGTACTTTAGATAAAGATGGCAGACTGATTGGGCAGCCAATTGCTAAAGATGTCGTAGCAGCACGATTAGCCGCTAGTTGGTTTAATCAGTTAGATTGTGTCTCTACTTATCACGATGATTATGTGGTGTCTTCTTTTTATTTTGAAGAAGCAAATCCTAAAACGTTTTATGTTTCACCCCCTGTGCCAGTAGGCAAATTTATCAGCATCGCTGTGAACTGTGCTCTGGTACCAGAAACATTGGAATTAGAAGCTGCTCTTCCATTGGGTCGGCAATTTCATAATGCCATGATCGAATGGATGCTGTATCGCGCTTTCTCGAAAGATCAAGAAAGTGCTACTGATAGCGGTCATGCGCAAATGCACTTGAAGCATTTTTATGACATACTGGGATTATCTAAGCAGGCGGATAAAGAGTACTACGCCAAAGCAGCGGTGGTGCCATGATGCAATTGTATGAACGAGTACCTTTAAATCAGTTTATGCCCTTTGTGATGGCGGGTTGTATGGCTTGTCCTGAAAGTATAGCTATCGCGGCGATTCGTCAGGCATGTATTACGTTCTGTCAACGCAGTGGGTGGCTAAGACGCACCGTAAAAATTGATCAGCAAAGCAAGGTTACTGCTTATCCTATTTGGTCAGACCAAGATGAACAGATTGTGCGTATCAATCGAGTCTGTGTAAATGATCAATGCTACTCAGGACAACGCAATCGCTGTGATTTTAAATATGGTGCCTATCGATTTACGATCTCGGACGGTTTACTGATAGTCGCACCGGTACCACAACAAGATAAAGAAAACGCCATTGAGGTGCACTTTTGTGCAACGCCAACGCATAGCACTTGTGAGGTCGATGCCACGCTCTATCATGATTGGTCGAATGCGATTGAAGATGGCACATTAGCAAAACTATATGCTCTGCCTAACTATGCATTTTCTGATGTGAGATTAGCTCAGATAAAAAATCAGCAATTTAACGAACACATTAACCGCGCTCGAATACGGGCGCTTAAGAATGAAATCGGAGATGTTGTGATGGCAAGAGCACCGAGCTTTATTTAATTGTGATTGAGTCGTAAAAGGCAAAAAGCCCAGACGTTTGCAGCGTTTGGGCTTTTTTATTCCAGTCGTAGGACGAGTACGAAAGGCGTTAAATGGAGTTTAGCAAAATTTTTAGGGAGTTGCGAATCATGCTGAAGGAATTATCCACGATACGATTTTTTGCATTGTGGCTCATTGCCTTTTTGTTAAGCATGAGCTATTTGGTTCATGCTATTCGTTGGTGGTAAAACATGCAACGCCC